GGAACAAAGGAAACAAGGAAGAAACCTGAATCATATCTCCCATACCACCGTACCTTACAACACAGACAGATTTCTCTGCCCTCTTGCCCCCAAAATCCTTTAGGGTTAATTCGTCCCATTCCTTGGACGGCAGGTTTATTATCTTCAATTAAAAATCAAGGTTCCAAGAGCCAATCATCTCTCCTTCAACATTCGCCATGTTGTTTGAAGCCTTCTGCGCTCTCATGAACTCGTCGGTCCTCTCGTCAGACATCTCGTCCATAGTATAATAGCCTCGGCCAGCAGGGCCAGAATGACCATATGCCTCTCTTGGAGACACAGGTTTTACTCTGCCAAAAACATAAGCCGAGACTTCGTTAATTTTTCCCATAATTCCTCCAAAGAAATGGGGGAGCCGTAGCCCCCCCGTTCTTATTGGTTAGTCAAAAGTAAACTTACCACGATCCGTGGAAATTGACTTATGAACTACGCCCATTGGCAATTGATTTGGTCCGTGAGAAGCCAAAGCAAGAGACGCTAAGGTCTCTTTACTTACGTCCTCTAACGAAGACAAACCGTTAGCCGGGATTTTACCTTTTGCGGTATGATTTGCACTAGCCATAATCGACCTCCTTAATACCACGCAACAACAACATACGGATACCCAATACCGGCCTCAGTACCAGAATCCACTCCAACTACTGGAGTGCATTCTATCTGAGTATCGGCAGGCAACGCCTCATCAATAATAGCATCAGTATCATTTTGGATATTGAATGTATCAGTGATTGCGGTTCCATCCGTTATATTGAGTTGAGCATAAGCATTGGCATCACCAGTAGTTCCAACTTGGAATGATGCTTCAGTGCTATCACAAGCAAACGTCTCAGTCACTTCAATACCTACATCAACAATAGTTCCCTTTTTACCCGTTGGCCCCTTAAAGGAGAAAACGGTAGGTGTTCCATTGCCCATGTCTTGAGCAGCGCCGGACTCAATACGAGTCCATTTTTTGTCTGAATAACTCATAATGTCCTCCTATGCTGCGCTGTCCCAAATCACAATGCGTGATTGGGCTGCTTGTGTGTGTACGATACCGAAGCCGCCTAGATAGTACCAAGCGATGCCACGATCACGCCCGAAGTCACCCGGGATTTTACCCCGCATTTCCTCTGGGACTGCAACCGCTTCAGCAACAGTATCCTCTCCAAAGAACACGATCCAGTCAGACAAACCATTCGTCCACGCAGTAGCCGCTGTACCAATGCTACCCTTCGCTTTAAATGTTTGCTCAACAAACCGTACTCCATCGTACCGACCAATTTCCCCATTCATGATCATGCGGAAACCCTGATCAACATACTGCTTGATCGTTTCAACATCATCTACGAAATCACGGAAAGTTGTAGGCCATGCGATGCAGTAATAGTCGTCACCCGTATACGCCGGGATATTACGTTCCTTCATCACATCGACAATCGACTTCACATGCTCTTTTCCGAATGCAACGCTATTCGTTAGAGTAGCCGTACCATTGGTGGTTAAAGTAACCGCCGAGGTATTTGTACCAGTGGTTCCACTGGCTGCACTTGGAACAACGCGCAATTTTGCGCTGTTGAACTGAGCGGAAGCAAGGTTATCGAAAGCCTTTTTGGCATCGGTCTTCAACACCTTCCGAATTACTTCGGCCACGGGTTGCTCAGATAGGTCATCCAACTTACCAGTCCACGGAACGCTGTTGCCAGCCTCCGTAATGGTCATGGTGCCTTGAGAAATCGTGAACGAGGTCTCCGGAATAGTATTGGTTTCAACGAGCGTAGTACCTTGGGTACCCACATCGCTGAACACGTTCCAGTGAAATGTATCACCTCGATGCAATCCCTGATGGGCCGCATCTTTGACATCACAGAACTGTCTAAATTTGACAATAGGCTGTACTGCCATTCTCAACTGTCTGCTGAGATTTAAGGCATACATATAACCACCGGAGGTGCTAACTGACCATACTTGTCCAGCCATTTTACTACCTCCTAATTGTTATAACATTTGGCCTCGCGCTTCCTTCATTTCTTTGATGATGTCCGTAGCAGTTTGAGGTGCTGGTTCATCTTCTCCGATCTTTGAAGAGGCGCTAGCCGCCTTCGGGTGTTGCACAATTTTCTTCTTGCGCTCTACCCTTTCGTTTTTATCAGGGGAAAGAAATTCTTTCGCCCATTGTCGCGTCGATTCAGCAGCCTCTTGCATAATCTGTTTTGGAGACCAATCCGGATTACTCTGGGTAAGGTCAATCGTTCGATTATCCGCGACTGCGCGCAACTCAGGAACTTTGGCAATATCAGGATACTCACTATCAAACCACTTAACTGCATCTTCAAGTGACTTCTGGTAAGCCCATTGCTGTTGTCTCTGTGTTTTCGCTCGCTGCTGCGCTAAGGTTCTACCTAGAACCTGTTCAACAACCTCTTCAACATTTGGGGTGGCTGGTTGACTGCGCCCTCTGTTTCCCAAGGCTTTAGTAAACAATTCTGCGGCTTTATCCGCATCATCTTCATAAAGAGCCTGATGATATTGCTTAACCAACTCAGCATTATCTGGCCCTTCTTCTGGAACCGCGTCTTCCGATGGCGGCACTTCTGGTTTGGCTTCTTGAGCCTGTTGCATTCTCTGAATATATGAATTGAGTTCAGACTCACGCGCTTGAACTCTTCTTCCGTATTCAGCGGCTTCTTCAAAGCGTTTTTGAGACGCCTTGTCTTTTTGGTGGGATGCCTTTAGATCATCGAATGGTACTTTTATATCCTCACCATCAACTTTTATAGTTGTATACCAAGACTCACCATCTTTAAAAAAGGGTGATGGACCTACATCTACAACTTCTTGCTTTTCTTCTGGTTCTTCAGACGCAAGAGCCTCTCCAACTTCCTCTTCAAACTCCTCGTTGCGTTTAGAAACAAGTTTTTCGATTTCTTTCTCTCGTTCGGATACATATTCTTGCGTCACATCTTCAACAATTCGTACATCAGATACTTCTTCAGAATCATCCTTGTATCCTTGCCCTACTTCCTGTTCAGTTGCATCCACTTCTGGGGTAGCATCTTTATCTGCCATTTTTCAATCTTCCTTCATATATCACCCGCATCTTTATGTTTTGCAATCGCTTCCGCTTGCTCCCCATCGGCTATTGTCGCATCCAACCAATGAAGTAACTGTAGCGGGGTAGCGAGATCATGTGAGATTTTGCGGTATTGTTGAAGTTCTTCTTCTGAAGAACCTACCCACTCCTGCATTGCCATTTTCTGAAACGCTTCAACACCTTTACGATATTGATTAATAGCCCTCTCAGCGATGGTCAATCCAGTAGGAGTTCTTATAAATTCTTGTGTTGCGTGTCCAATCCGTGCCCGTTTTATAAGGTCTTCTGCGGTAATATCGCCGGGATTATAGTAATCCATTCTTATCCCACAGCATACGGAATCTTATTGTATCGTCCTCTTTCAATTGTTCCTGCCTTCCCAGTGGCTCGTAGTTCTAATTCCCTCTCGATTTCCTTATTATCCATCTCACTCAAGAGTGCTTCTCTTTGAAGGAGCAACTCACCTCTCTTAGTCACGGAGTCCTGCTGTTTAATTTCCGCTTCTCTAATATCAGTTTGCTGTCCTATCAATTCCCTCTGTATATCTGCTTGTGCCCTAATCTGAGCAACTTCCTTATCGCCCACAGACTTGACCTGCTCAATCTGCATCCTTCCCTGCGCCTTCTGTTGGTCTGTGGCTAGTATATTCTGAAGTTCTTGTAATTGTTTTTGCATCTCTTCAATCCTTGGATCAGCCTCCGAATCCCAAAGGATAAATCTTGAGCCGTCCTTAAATCCAAGTTGACCGAATACCTCCTTTGTCAACTCTGGCAAATTAATCTTTTCGGCTACACCCGGAAACTGAGCCAGCGTATTAATACCGAAGAGCAAATCTTGAACTCTTTTTAGCGGGTCAGTAGCATTTAATCCAACATTTACTTTGAGCAAAACATCCTGACGAAGGAGTTCATCTAACATCTCATCTATGTTAAACTTAGCAAACTGTTGTTGAGCAGCCTGACCAGCAACTGCCAATACAATTTGATCTGTTTCATAATATTGCTCAAGTCTAAGAAGTTGCTTCAGGGTCTTTTCAACCCATGTATCCGCAAAAGTTCTTAGTGTATACTCAGCAATCGTACTCCC